GGCATCTTACCATAAGGAAACTGACCCAAGTTTTTCAAACACAATGCATTTGTTGCATGGTGAAGGTATCATTAATGAAAAATTAATGGAGACTATTGAAAAATACGGACCTTCTAACATTGATGAAGTTATCAATCACGATAATGATTATAACTTTGATTATTTTGCTTGGAGGTCACTTGCTGAGATGTATCTTTTGAAATTGTCGGAAGGTAAAGTAGTTGAACGTCCACAACATATGTATATGAGAGTTGCTCTTTGGGTAACTAATACATTTGAGGAAGCGGTTGAGTACTACCAAGCGTTATCAACACAAAGAATATCTCCGGCAACACCAATCATGATTAACGCTGGTACTAAAACACCACAACTTGCTTCTTGTGTTCTTCATTACAATGATTCGGATTCAAGAGAAGGTTTGTTAAACACCATGAGAGATATCTCAACCTACTCATCTGACGCTGCGGGTATCGGACTATCAATGTCTAACATTCGTAGTAAGGAGAGTCGTATTTCATCTTCAGGTGGATATGCTGGTGGACTTTTAAAGTATTTAAAGATTGTTAATGAGTCACTTCGTTTCTTTAATCAACAAGGACGTAGACCTGGTTCTGCAGCAATTTACTTGGAACCTTGGCACAAAGATATCTTTGACTTATTAGATATTAAAAAGAACACAGGTGCTGAAGAATTAAGAGCTCGTGATTTGTTTACAGCACTTTGGATTCCTGACAACTTTATGAACGCAGTTAAGAATAACGACGATTGGTATTTGTTTTGTCCTAACGATATTATTAAGGCGGGTATCAAACCATTACAAGAAAGTTATGGTGATGAGTACGAATCTAACTACAACAAAGCAGTTGAGTTAGGTCTTGGTAAGAAAGTTAAGGCTCAGGAAATTTGGAATAAGATTATTGAATCACAAGTTGAAACGGGTGTCCCATATCTATGTTCTAAAGATAGTGCCAACAGAAAAACAAACCATCAGAACATTGGTGTAATCAAACAATCAAATCTTTGTAATGAGATTTACCAATATACTGACGAAAATACAACGGCAATTTGTACTCTTTCATCTATGGTGTTAAAGAACTATGTAAAAGATGGTGAGTTTGATTTCCAAGGGTTATACGAAGAAACACGTAAGGTTGTAAGAGCGTTAAACAAAGTTGTTAACATCAACAACTACTCAACTGAAAAAGGTCGTAAGGGCGGATTGGAACAAAGAGCAATTGCTATTGGAACACAAGGACTTGCGGACGTATTTTATTTGATGGATTACATCTTTACATCTGAAGAAGCTCGTAAGTTGAATAAAGAGATTTTTGAAACAATCTATTTTGCGGCAATCACTGAAAGTAACAGATTATGTATGGATGGTAAGTATGAACCATACGCTCACTTTAAAGGGTCACCGATGTCACAAGGAGTATTCCAATTTGATATGTGGGGATTAAACGAAAATGAATTATCAGGAAGATGGCCATGGTCAACTCTGAAAGAGAATGTTAGTAAGTATGGAGTTTGTAATTCATTGTTTACGGCTCAAATGCCTGTGGCTTCTTCAGCTAAGATTACAGGTTCATATGAAATGACTGAACCAGCTCACTCAGCAATCTTTAACAGACGTGTAATTGGTGGTGAGATTATGATTGTTAACAAGTATTTGATTAGTGATTTTGAAAAGATTGGAATTTGGTCTGAGGACTTAAAGAATGAAATCATTATGAATGAAGGTTCAATTCAAGGAATTAACTTCTTGAATTATTTGGACCCTGAAGATAAAAGATATAACTTTAAAGTTAAGAGAATTGAAAGACTGATTGAAAAGTATAAAACAATTTGGGAAATCTCACAAAAGGCATTGATTGAAATGGCGGCAGATAGAGCACCATTTATTGACCAATCGCAATCAATGAATATCTACATGTCAAACCCAACATTATCAAAAATTTCATCATCACATTTCTACGGATGGGAAAAAGGATTAAAAACACTTTGTTACTACGTTAGAACAAGAGCAATCTCAACGGGAGCTAAACACTTGGCTATGGACGTATCAAAAATTAACAAACCAAAACCAACACCTGAACCACCAAAGGTAGATTATAGTTATATGAATTTACCACCAAAACCTGAAAATAGTGAATTTGATTGTTTTGGTTGTTCATCTTAATTATTTTAAAAAATTTAAAAATTATGTCATATTTAAACACGCCAATACCTCTTGTTGAAGCGTACATTAGAGGTAACTTTTTAAGAAACCAAGAAGATTCGCATGATAAAAAATTTCCATGTTATATTTTTGGAATGTGTTCAATACCATCACAAGCTCCATTATTTCATTTTATAATGGAAGATGGGGGTTTGTGGTGGAGAATGCCTATACATGCATTTTGTTGGAAAGAAGATGCTCCTGAACAAGAATTAGACGAATTAGTTCTTTGGGATTCTTTCTCATATCATGTTGGGGTTACTTCATATCCTATTTTAAAAAATAAAGTTGTTAAATTTTTATCAAGAAGAAGAGAAAAATACCAGGGTCGTTATTTGTTTACATTAGATTGGGGTAGTTCGTCAGATTCTTCAGATACTGATTTTCTTCTTAGTGAGTTTCCATCACAACATAAATGTGGTCATTTTATTGCGATGGATAATGGGAATTTTGCAATTCAACCTAACAACAGATTAACGGTACATGACCCATCATTTACAATCAAAGAAGATTTAGTTATTCACAGAAAATACAATACTACATTATGGACTGCGGAAAGGAATTCAAGATGGGTTACTCCTGATACTGACTTAATGAATTATGACCATACCGACCTTGAAAAAGGTGAAACAAATGAAGAAATGTCAAAAGCTTATAAAGAGTTTGAGTAATGAAAATATTTTATAATCATGATAATGGTTTTAATTACGATGGTAGGATTTTTTGTGAAGTAAGTTGTTTACCTGAGAAAGAAAGTGATGACGAACTTTTAAATGAAGGGTGGTTACCATCAATGGAAGATTACGGTATATGGTACCAATCAAGAAGTTGTAGGTTGAATATGGATGACTTTTATATTTCACATAAAAGAAAAAACATAATTAATAAATTAAAAATAAAGAATGTTGATTATAAAAATGATAATTTGATTGATAATTTTTTTAAAAATTATTACACAAAAAAAAATTTTGATATTTTTGATTTATATACTAATTGTTCTAATTTTTTTAAAATATCTTTAATACAGGTTGAATATCAAAATGAAATTGTCGGTTACGCTAGGTTTACAGAAAGAGATGGGTCTAACATTTTTTTAAATTCATCCTATTCCGAAAAATATCCAAAACTATCTTTAGGAACTAATTTATTTTTTATTCTTTCACAATATACAAAAACACAAAATAAAAAATACTTATATATATACGAATCATACAAAGATGTATATGAATATAAAGAAAGTTTCACAAATGTAGAAATTTGGAACGGAACTAAATGGATGAAAAAAAATGAAAAACGCTAATTTTAAAAATATTGATAAAACAATTGACATACTTAAAAAGTTTGACAAAGTATTGTTTTTAACTTGTTCTAATAGATACCAAAAAATTTTAGAAAAACAATCTCCGAAATCGACAATATTAGCGGAAGTTATGGCTGAAAAATTAGATAATGTAACTTTAATTAATGTTCCCGATTTAATTATTCATCCATGTGAAGGTAATGTATCCAGAGAGGATGGTAATAAGTGTGGGTTAAAAGAAGCGTTACTAAAAGATAAAGAAAAAAATCCGTCAGGATATCACAGATGTTGGGCATCAATCCATAATGAAGATGATGAACTATGGAAAATATCAAAAGAATTATTCGAGTCTGATTGTGTAATTTTTTTCACATCAATAAGATGGGGTAGTGCAAATATGTTTTATCAAAAATTAATCGAAAGACTTAATTGGATTAATAATAGATTTGTTCCAGGTAATGAACCAAATATAATAAAAGATGTTACTTCAGGTTTTATATGTGTTGGACAACATGAATATGCTGATAGAGAAATTAAAATACAAAAAGACGTTCACGATTACTATGGATTTAAATTGAATGACAATCTCTATTGGTATTGGATGGCAGAAAACATTGAGTTTGATGATGAAACCTATAAAGGTTATTTAGAAAGTTACCCAAAGTTTTTTAAAGAATTTAAGATTAAAAAAATTCAATAATTTAATTTTTAGTAATTTTAAAAAAATCCGATGTGTTATCCCGAGCTAGGTCGGGATTTTTATTTTCATAGTATTTATGAAATATGGCTCAAGGTAAAACATACGGTATAACATTTCCATTCAGAGATTCTTTTGACGGTAAATATTTAGATTTAACCGACTTTAGTGAAGACGAAATTAAAACCGACTTAATTCATTTGTTATTAACAAGAAAAGGAAGTAGATATTTTCTACCAAATTTTGGAACTCGATTATATGAATATATTTTTGAACCACTTGATGGACCAACATTTAACGAGATTGAAACGGAAATTAAGGATGCGGTAACTACGTATATTCCTAATCTTCAAATCACATCAGTTAAAGTTGAACCAATTATATCACCTGATGGACAATCAGATTTAGCTACTACTTTCCCTGAAACGGGAGAGATGACTTTACCTGATTTGGCAATAAACGAACACACTGCAAAGGTGACAATAAATTATAATATTACTAGTGGAGTATTTATC